CAAGATTATCAAGTTAGAGTTTTATCAATGCCTAGCGATTATGGATCTGTTTTTAGAAGTTATGCTAGAAAAGATCCTAATAATTCTTTGGGTGTTGAATTGATAGCTTTGGCAAGAAATGCGGCAGGGTATTTGACGCCACCTGCTGGAGCATTAAAGAATAATATAGAAACTTATTTAAGACAATTTAAATCATTCGCTGACACGGTAAGAATAACTAACGGAAAGACAGCTAACATCGGTATTGATTTTACTATTTTACCAGAATCTGACAGTAATCTTAATGATGCTCTATTAGATTGTTTTATTTTACTAAAGGGATTTTTTATAATAGAAAACACTAACTTTAATGCTACTATAGTTACCTCTGAATATGTAAGTAGATTACAAGCACTTAACAAGGTTAGGTCAGTAGTTGATTTCAAATTTACTAGTAAGTATTTGGTAGATGATAGTAGGAATTACTCTCCATATCAATTCGACATTCAAGCTAATACTCAAAGCGGAGTTGTAAGCTTTCCGGAGAATGTTTGTTGGGAACTTAAATATCCTAATTTTGACATAGTTGGAAGGGGAGCATAAGATGGCAACTTACGCAAGAGCTAAAAGCATAAAAGATACTTGGATTACATCTAAGAGTGTAACATCTAACTTTGGTGCTTCGCCTATTTTAGAAGTATGGACCCGTTGGAATGATACTACTAATAAGAAAGATATGGCTCGTATTCTTATACAGTTTGCGTTGTCATCTTTATCTTCGTCCATTGTAAACAGGGGAAGTATTCCAGATCCTCGTAGTGATAGCACTGTCTCTGCTTTTATTTGTATGTCTAATACTAAACATGGTGATACGCAAGCTACGAACTTTACTTTAGATGTGTTTCCTTTGACTGCAGCGTGGTCTGAAGGTTCAGGTTTGGATAATGATACTTATTCTAATACTGGTTATGCTAATGCTATCAGTGCCACTAATACTAACTCTTGGGAATATGATAATGGTCAGAGTGGCGCCAATAATTACATCGGTTCTCGGAGCAGAGTTTATGATTCTAATAGTGCTTCAATGTACATGGAAAATGGGCAGGAAAATTTAAAGGTAGATATTACTGACTACTTCAAAGCCTACTTGAATTATTCTACTGGTGTGTCTGTGCCAAATGGAGGCAGTGCTGATTTTGGATTCTTAGTAAGAATGAGTGATACTCAAGAGGCTGCTGATGGACCAGAAGCAGTATCAGCAGGTATTGCAGCATCTCTTTCTGCTACTAGTTTTTATAGCAAGAAATTTTATAGTCGTGAGACTAATACTAGGAAGCGTCCGTATGTTCAATTACAATGGCCTGGTGAAATAAGAGATAGTAGATCTAATATAAAGTTTTCTAAGACTGGTTACTTATACTATTATAGTCTTGTTGATGGAGAACTTACAGATCTAAATGGGCTTGGGCCTTTTCCTGGTCATGTAAACCTAAGTGGTAATGGTATAGACATAGTAACTGATTCAGCTTCGGGCGGCGCTCTTACAGCAAGCCGACATTCAAAAGGCATTTATAAGTTAGATATTGGTACTGCTACTAATGGAGCTGATGCTCAAAACTCATGGCCTGGACCCCTTACTGGTATCAACATAGGATCATCCGGAGTAACCGCATTTAATGATAGTTGGACGGTTACTACTGCTGGTGAATATAGAACTGATGCATTTTCATTTACTTGTATACTGCCAACTTCTGGTCACGCAAGTTTTACTACTTCTAATTATCAAATATCGTTACCAAATTTGCGTAATCGTTATGATCAAGGTAACTTACAGCGTTTAAGAGTATTCGTAAACAACAAGGGTACACAATGGGCTGCGGTTACAGGAACCACTACCGCTATGAATACCAGTGTTATTAATAATGCAACGGCAGAAATAAGGGAGTTAGTTACGAACGATATTGAGATACCGGCCATAGGCTTATCTTATGATGAAAATGGGAATTTCTTTGATTTAGATACTAGTATGTTGTATAATGGCTTGTTTTATAAAATTGTATTGAAGCTTAATGTGCGTGGAGAAGAATTGATTTATGATAGACCGGACGCTTGGAACTTCCAAGTTGGCACCATACATGATACTTACCAAGGATATTAATAAATGGCCGATGGCATAACTTTTAGTAGTTTATTATCGTCCATTTCTGGACTAGGCTCCAATAGTGGTAATTTAGCTGACGTTAGTATGACAGGGAAGACTGCCCGAGTTATTCCTCTCGTTAACTATAACGATTTTTCTAATCATATCTTTTTTGGTAATGCCATTAGACGATTTAGATTATCAGATAAACACATTAGGGATAAATACCCTATTGGCTTATCGGGACTGTCTGCGTCTAGTGATTTGCAAAACGCTAGCGGTGGACCAGGGGCTATTTTTGAGGTTGATGAGTTTAGAAAGAAAGCGGACGGATTTACATTATTTCTTTTAGATAGGCTCGGAATAAGCGGTAGTAGTTCTGCTGACATGAATGCTGATGCTAATGTTACTGTAATGGCTAAAAATTCACAGGGTGAAAATGTTCCCCTTATAGCTGTTTATCGAAATGCTCTTAACTCTATTACTGGTGGTCAGACAGGAATGGTAGAATCTATTTCTGGTAGGGCGGTTTTGTATGAAGAGCAGCAACTTAACACTATTGACCAAACTTCTGGTACTGCCGTTGAAATAATTGGAACAGCAACGGGCGCTTATAGGTCGGTATCTAATTATGGACCAACCGCGCAACATAGTATTACACGGGCAGAAAAGTTAGAAAACATGCTGCCTGAAGCATTGTTTAGTGGCGATGATAATGATGTGCTAAAAAGGTTGCTAGCTGGATTTGGTGATGAACTGGATGAAATAAAATCTTTTGCTAATCAAATACCTGACGTAAAACGTATTTCTTATGACAAGATAAACAGAACCCCTAATAAGTTTTTACCTACCTTCCTATCCCAGTTTGGGGTAGATGTTTATGAGAGTGCTCGGCGCGCCAATTTTGCCAAGAGCATGACCAATTCTTCTCCTAGCGGTTACACTACACAACAAATAACCCATGAAGTATGGAATAGAATTTTAAATAATGTGATGCACATCTTGAAAACCAAAGGCACAAGAGAGGCGGTCGAGTCTATTGGTAGGATCTATGGTGTTGATACTAATTTTTTGAAAACTAATGAGTATTCTATTTTTTATAAGCCCATTAGAACTAGGGAAATAGAAGAAGTAGATACTCCAGCCTTATTCTCTGATGGCACCGTTTTTGTAGAGACTACAGCAAATGCTACAACTGGATCATCAATGGTATTTGATTTGCCAGCTTCATCAAACTTTACGTTGGAGATGAGAGTATCCGCCACCTCAGTTCCTACAACAGGGCATACATTATTGGTGCATCCTTTATATTCAATAGACTTGAATCCGAGTGGACAGGTATCATTTAAATCTACGGTAACCGCTTCATTATCTGCTCAAACAGTTCAAAATGGTATGTCTTCCTTTATACAAGGTGCTGGTAGTGCTAATAACTTTTTAAATGTAGCTGTTAGTAGATCAGGTGATACGTTGAGTGTTTACGCGATGGCGTTATCTGCCTCACCTAGTGGTGGTGATGAAATAGTAGTGATGAACAAATCCTCTACTACTAATGCTGGTGCCGCAGCTGCTGTATCTATGGCTAACTTTAATTCAACGGGCGGCGTTGGAGCGGCGATGTCTATTGGCGGCACAAACTATTCTCAATTTCCAACTTACTTTCCGGGTACTGGCTCAACTCGTTTTATGGGTTACATCCATCAAGTTAGAAGGTGGAATGTGGCACTAAGAGATGATGACTTAAAAGAACATGCTAAGAACTTTGAGTCGGTATCATTTCAAAGCTCAACAGCTACGGACATGATAAATTTGAAAAATAACAAGGCCCACTTTGGCAGCTTGTCAGCTAATTATCAACTAAAAGAAAATGTGATACTGGCTGGTGACTATAACTTTATTGTTGATGCGACTACCGCAGGACATACCGCTCATGCCAGAGGCTTTGGATCTACTACAAAGAGATACAGAGTTTTTCAAAACATGAGGAAAATCAATAACTATTCTCCTGTTGGCTTAGCAGCAGATAATGATAGAATAAGGCAAGAGGACACACAAGATGCTATAAAGGATACTGGTTATGTAAGTTATAGTATCAATCCTATTAATGCTGTTAATAGAGCTATTAAGAATCAAATAGGTAATGTGGCACCTGGTAATCTATTGGGTGAAGCACCTCAACTTTATGAAAAACAATATGGCGGCAATTTTGCTAAACAATGGCATGAAATTACTGCTCAATGGGGATTAGCTAGAAACCCTTCTATGACTGCAGATGCTGGTAATGCTCGTTTAGCAGCGGTGGCTGATGGAATCATAAAGAGTGGAGGGAATGTTTTAGCTTCCGGTGTCTCTGGTGCCAGTGGAAGTACGGTAGGGTTGGTTGACTTGAATACCTTTATCAAGGGAATGGATAATTTCAATGATACGTTTGGTGGAATGTTCCCGTTCCTTCATCAATTTATGCCAGCGAAAACAAATTCTATTGGTGAGGGTGTCTTCATAGAAAGCCCAATGTTTGAAAGACCCAAGATGAGAAGACAGTTTGGGTTCAGGGAAAATACGTCTACGGGTTATGTCGGTGCTCCTACAACAAACTGGCCAGGCGGAAATAGTGGTGAGGTTGGTCACATTTCAACAGACGAGGGAAGAACTACTTATAATCAAACACCTAGTATTGTAGATTTGGTACTTACTTCATTTGCAATAAACAATCATTATACATCAGGCAATCTTTCTACGCCTGGCAGTAATAGTGCTAACGATGATACTCTTATAGCTTCTGCGGCTACTACAGCTTCATTTCAAGGATACCGATATGATGGCTTACAACAGACTGTAGAGGATTCTGTTACATCTAGGCTAGCACTACCAAATCTAACTAAGAGTAGCACAATAAATGCTCCAAGATTTGCTCCTACTAGAGTAGGTAGATTTTTACCAGTAAGAGTGATGCCAGCCGCGGGTCCAGTATCAATAATAGATGTTACTTTAGATAAATTATTAATTACACCATCCGCTGCTCCCTATACTACTAATGTTAGAGGAATTATCAAGGGCAGTGTCCGATTACTTACAAAGGGACGTGCATTCAAAACAGAGCAACCGTCTTTAAGGTTTGAGTTTCCTGCGTCGGGTAATAGGCAGAGCTTTTTTGAAGCTACAATAGGCAACATTACAGAGGGTAAGGCCAGAGTTATAAAGGAGTCAGATGTAAGTTTTACTACTAGTCTTGAAGAAGAGTCGGTAGAGTTTGAATTACGATTGTCTGATGGCGTGCGTGCATTAACAGCAGTTAATGCATCGCGATCTATTACTCAACAAATAGTGAATGATGCGGTTTCGGGTTCTTTAGGTATTGTTCCGATTAGAATTGTTAACCTTTTTAATAATGATACTCAAATTTTTAGAGTTGCGGTTAACAACGATGTAACAAAAGATACAGAATTTATTAGACAACTAGCAGATCAAGGCGGCGTGAAAGTCGCATCATAAGGAGTATAAAATCATGGCATACAAATATATTTCAAATTTTAGGCACATGGACGAGTGGCAGATAAAGGAGCTAAAGGAACTAATAAAAAATAAAAAAGCCAAGAGTATTATGGAAATAGGCACCTATGCGGGGCAAGTGACTCTGATGTTTGCTGAAGTAGCAGATACAGTAAAGACTATTGATTATAATCAATTTCATAGCCCTAGCGTAACAGATCATTTGCAATTGAACACTATTAGAAATGTTGATTTTTATGGTGGCGAAGACTTGAAAACATTATTTGAGCTTCATTATAATAACACCATTGATTTGATTTACATAGATAGAGATATGAGTCCAAGTGACATTACGCCTTATATCAAGAAAAATCAGAGTGGTGATGTAGTTATTGTCAAGAGAGAGCAAGATAAGTTTGCGGTGGATACTGTGTCGTTGAAGTCTCCGGCTCGTAAGAAAGTCAAGGTTGATAAAGTTGCAGAACCTCAAACCTAAATTTGTTATAAAAAACTATTTATAATGTATAATTTTATTATTAAAATAAAAGAAAAGGAAAAACTATGGCATTCTTAGACTCAACAACCGCAGTCATTGACGCTATACTGACTCGTAAAGGCAGAGAGTTGCTAGCTAAAAATGATGGCAGTTTTCAAATTACTAAGTTTGCATTTGGTGATGATGAAATTAATTATCAGCTCTATGATGCGACGAGAGCTACCAATCAAGATGCAGACATTTTAAATTTACCCGTATTGGAGCCCATCTCTAATCAAAATGTTGCTCTTCTATATAGATTAGTGACGTTACCTCAAGGTACTTTGAAGATTTCTACTTTGAAAGTAACTCCCACTACAGGATCAGTAGATTATGGTGACGACCTGATATTAACCGTTGTTACTGAGAATGGAACTGATAGTCAAGGCTATGCTGCCACTTCAAGAGATCCAGATATTGCTACTCTTCAAGAGACAACTTCGGTGCCTGACGCAAATGGTGTAGGTAACTTTACTATTCAAACAGGGCCCAACGCTGGCGGAATAGCGGGACAAACTATTATTGACATCACTGGCATCAATACAGGAGCACGAAGGCAAGTGACTCTTACCGTTAGTGCCTCTGGCGCCATAACATAAGGGATCTGATATGTCATTAATGGAATTTAACTTAGATAGGGATGTAACTACAGCGGCTATTGTCTCTAAAACAAACTATGAGATAACTAGTCCTACCGCTGCCTCTAACAGAAGTATTGATGCTTTTGTGATGGAGGCTACTTCTACGGGCTTTTTAGTTAACGCTAAGGGTACTACTACTACAACGCCGCTGAGTTCAGCGTTTAGACACATTTCAAATTACTTCTTTTCGTCTTCGGCCGCAAACTCTATTCCTGTAGCTCAAAATAATGTTAGTACTACAAGCCTTGCTAGGGTAATGACCATTGGCAGAGCTACGGGTGACGATGCAATCTTGTCTGGAAGTATTACAGCTACATTTAGCTTTGGTTTAGTCACTGGTAAAATTATTGTTGATCGGCCTGAGCTATCTATTTCTGGTTCGGTTGGTAGAAAAGGTGACCTGATAGAGAAGGGCGTGCCCACCAATATTGTAGGAAGTGTTTTTTATGACACAGGCACTTTGGTATTTCATGGTGGCTCTTATGCTCAGGGTACTAATTTCTTGCTTCCATCTGGTTCTGGTTTTCAGTTTGGAACTGGAGCTACTGCTGGCACTATAGCTTGTCAAAACTTAAGTTTTGTGGCTTTGAATTTGATAAAACGCTCAATGTTTTTTACAAGAGCTTTCAATAAGGAGTTTAACTATACAAATAATCCCACAGCTATTTCTAATGCCGCTCAAGGATCTATTTCATCTAACTTGACTGGCAATCCTACTACGTTTATCACTACAGTTGGTTTGTATAATGGTGATAATGAACTTCTTGCGGTGGCGAAGACAGCTCCACCAGTTAAAAAAGATTTTTCTACTGAAAAAATCTTTAGCATACGCCTACAATATTGATAAAATGATATGGGATATAAAGCATTTAGTAATGAGAACCAACAACCATTTGCTGTCAACGAATCTTCAAATGTATCTATCAGTGAAGACAGCCCGTGCGCGAGTCAAGTACATTTATTCACCGGAATAAGAAGTCTTGGTAAAGTAAATGTATTTAAAGTTGGTACTCCGCCTAGTTTCAAAGACACTACTGCTAAAGAAATAAAATATAAGTGGGACTTCGATAAAATCGTTTTGCCAGGAATGAGACTCAGTTTAAGTGGTAATACTTCTGATGGAGTCTTTATGAGTTCTGCTGATCAGCAGTATGTCACTATGGCAAACAGACGCACTATTAACACACACCAAGACATTTTTCGCTTTTGTCAAAGCTATCTTTACAGACCCGATAAGACACTAAGAGAGTCTGGCGGGCAATCTGGTACCGGACTTATCAGCTCATCTTCTGCTGGATATCAAACTGATGTAGTTAGAGAAATAAATTTTACTAAAGAATTGTTTGAATCTAATATCAAACCTCATAGTTTTAGACTCCAAGTTAATGATTCAAACACTTCTCTTACAGGTAGAATAGGTGGACCTTCGGCGCAGGCAGGTTATTATAGTGATGCTGCTGGTGCTGTATTTGGTATTCGGACTCCTAATGTTTCTGGTTATACTACTGCTTTAGATCTCAAGAATCCATTTGGCGGTGATGTAGCTACAACAAGAAAAAGTTATTTTGGTGTTCCTTTGAGAATACAGCCAAGCTCAGGTGTTTCTTTTAAATATACTCCTAAAACAACTGCTACGTTAGATACTATTAGAACTGCTTGTACTATTGAGGCTGTTATTAGACCTTTTAGAACTAACACTACCATTTATTTTAGAAGATTAGGTTTGACAGGAACTGCTGCGGCATATGCGACTGGTTCGCCGTTAGAAGGTTTAGAAAATCAAACGAAAGATAATTTTATGAAGCTAGAGTTGGTAACATCACCAGATGGATTACAACCGGCTTTTAGGTTTATTATTAGATCTGCGACTGCTAGCAATATGTTTACTGAGTCTTTCGCTCAAGAAAATACGCAAGCTTCTGGTTTGTTCATTCCTAATGATGTAGGCATTGATCTTCTTGATGGTCAGTTTCATCATCTAGTAGCGTCTTGGGATACTAGCGAGATACAGGATACAGGAGATCAAACAAGTGTTGATTTAGGTGCGGGAGTAGTGCAGGGTTATATTGATGGATTAAAGCTGGGGAATAGAGAACAAATTTTTCCAAGACTGGCTAGTTCGGATTCAGGTGGTGGTCCAGTTCCTCAATCTAATATGATGGAAAATAGAATACCAGTAAAACAAACTCCTATAGCTCCCCCTATTACTCAATATGGTAGTAACCGGATTCATAATGCAAATAACACTTACATTGGTGCTTCTAATTATAATAGAGAGGACGGTGACACTAAGGGCGATGTCGGTCCTTTGGCTACTCAATATGACGCTAAGTTGGAAGGATTGTTTGATGGTCAAATACAGCATTTGCGAGTGTGGAATCAACGCCTCAAAGATGGGTTAAGTGGAGTTAAGCAGGGAGAAGGGCAACCTGTAACAAAAAGCTTGTCGGCTGACTCATCTGGTAACATCTGCACTAGGGACGCCCTCGGCATCGGGGCGTTGGGCCTGAGTTTTGAAAATTTTAATAACTCTACTTTGACTTCTACATCAGCTAGTAACATTGCTGCTTGGTGGTATTTCAATAATATTAATGGTGTAACAGGTTCAGATATTTGTGGTAGCCTTAGTGGAGCTAGCCATGACCCGGCTGTTGGCGCGGATGCGTTTGGCAATATGTCATCTAACACAGGCAGTGTGATTGGCAATGGAAAAGTAAAATTATTTGATAATAGAAACTTGACTTTGAGTACGAGTGGAAATGAAATTTCAGATGCTGCTTCTTCTGCTATTGCAAGAGACTTTTTATATTTTGATCAAAGACCTAACAACCAACCTGTAAATAACTACATAACACAAGGGCGGGTCTTGAGAACGGGCATTGATGAAACGCTACATCGTATTGGTTTAGTTTTTTATGACTTAGGACTAACAACTATTGATGGTGATGATCCTAATGCAAGATTGAATTGGACTTATCCGGCATCTGGTGTAACAGGCGATATGGGTTTTGGCGTAACAGGTCACCTAAACACTTCTTTCAATTTTCAAAGAGTGGTGTTTGATCAACAAGTTGACAAGGCTCGGCTATTATTGGATGCTACCGCTTCGGGCGGTGAAATGAATTTTGCTGGTAATTCAACGGGTTATAGTCAAGAAACGCAAGAACCTGTTTTTGATGACCCAACTACTTATGTCACAAGTGTAGGTTTGTATAATCATCATAATGATTTGTTAGCGGTAGCCAAATTAGCCAAGCCGGTAAGAAAAGACGATACGGTTAATCTTACTACTCAAATAAAGTTAGATTTTTAGGAATAGTAAATGAATAAAGAACTAGAGCAGCAATGGCTAAATAACTCGGCAACAGGCGGACCAAGAGTTCCCGTCCCTGTTCATCCGCTTATTCAGTCAGCTTATGCTAATGTTGAACCTCAAAGTCAATTCATAAACAATTGGGAATCATCTGCCCTAATAACGACTACTGGTTTTAATAGTAGTTCAATTGGAAGTGATGATGTTACGATGGATAATGATGAGGGTGTTGCGAAAGCTTTTACTGCCAGCGTTACAGGAACTAATTCTGGTTATTTCGCAGTTGTTGGAACATTGTTGAATCAAAGACATTACATGAGTGGATTAACATCCACATCAAACGCAGTTCTATCTAATTCTGAAACTTTTAGAGATATTGGCGTTTTTTCATTACGTAAAATTTTTTATGATCAAGGAATAGTGCCAGGAAGTTTAACGGCAACAGTAACAGGTACAGCTTTCGATTCTACTGATATGTCAGGAGATTATTATGATTCAGGTTCTGGGCAATTTATAAGAAAGTCAGATGAAACAACTATTGGTGTTGTGTTAGTTGATGAGGGTATGTTTGTAGTTACGGCATCTAATAGTAGAGAAGTAGCTGTTAGTGTAACATCTATAAAGTATAGAACTAAAGTATTGAACACTACTGTTAATGTATTTTGCAAATCTGATGCTTCAGAAATGAATTATAGTCTTAACCCTACGATGATTATGCAAAACGCCGTAAGTAGCGTCACTATTGCGGCAGGTGAAATAAGACAGTCGTATAATAATATATTATGTCACTCTGTATTAACGGGCGGCACTGGTACAGCAAAACTTTTATCTGGCATGGTAAGTTCTGGTTGGAATTTCTCTCCTTATGTGACAGGGGTTGGTTTATATAATGATAATAATGAATTGATGGCCATAGCTAAACTTACAAAGCCGATGAAGAAGCCAACTGATTTACCATTAACATTCAAGGTGTCTATAGATGTTTAAAATTATTGTAGCCGCGGCAAGCGGCGAGGCGCAATCTCAATCTTCAAGACTAATTGCTGATCCAGAAGCCTTGGACTTGACCGATACTCCAACTTACGGTGTAGCTCAAGGTCAGACTGGTTTGAATCCACAGGGACATTTGACTGGATCTTCGCAGTCATTAGAGTTTGATGGAATAGACGATTATATAAAATTGGCCACTGTTAATGGTTTTGGGACAGAAATTCTAACAGAAGAAATTGGTAAGGCAGACATAAAACATGGATCGACAGCTAATAATATTGCAATGGAGACATGGATAAAAATAGATAGCTCATCAACTGCTATTGATAAAAATTCAGAATTTTTTGAAATGACGATACAAAGAAACTCCGCTTCATCTACTACAGGGTTTGATGGCATCTATGTTTGTAGAACTATTTTTGCACCAAGTGCTTTTAATTCCGACATAACTACTAGGCCGGCTCAAGTCGGGGGCATCACACTGTCTGCGCATTATTTGGAAATAATGTATGCGGGCGAGAGAGTAGGTGAAACAGTAGAAACTGTGGGAGCTACTGTATCTGCTGGAGATGTTTTTGCTTATTCGATGACTTCAGCTTGTGATGTTCCTTTGAATACATGGACTCACGTTTGGTGCGAACATACAGTAACAGGTAATTCGATTACGCCAGGTCATACAGCAAATACCAATGGCCATTGGTTTAGGATTTGGATAAATGGGGTTTTAAATCGGCAACAAACTGATATGAATTGTATGAATAAACTTAATGCCAGGCCAACTGATCCATTTCCAACTTCCGGAAGTCCAGTAAGCAACTTTTACAATCGAGCTGTTTCTTTTGATGGTAAACTGGATGAAATGAGATTGTGGTTACAATCTGGAACTCATAACTCTATTACTAATGTAGGCGGCCGTGGAAATATTGGTTTATGTCCCAATCAATTTCCAGATGATTCCACAGTTGATCCTGCAACTGCCAATTCAGCATCAATACAGTTTTCACCAAGCGCTGAATACTTGGCTGCGTGGTGGAGATTTGAAAATTTATCGGCTGTTGATTTGTTTGCTAATGTAACGGATAGTATACCCGACTCTACTGATTATAGCCATAGCGCTACTCCGGCTAACTTTCAAGGCTCAGTTGATTTTTCGGAAGAATCAACAAATACGCTGGGCCCACAGTTTAATAACTTTTGGAAGATGGACGGTGGAACTATTCAACATGGTGGATTAATGGCTGTGACTGATACAGCAGGCGGCGCAATTCTTATTGATGAAGGAATGGAAAACCTAGTAACTTCTGCCAATTGTACATGGTCAGCAAGTGCGAGCAATACAAGCTCAGTTGAAATTGATGATCGTAATATATTTTATGGAGCCTCAGCTACAGTAGTAAATACCACACAAGCAGGCGGCGGAGCTGTACACACTATCAATTATAGTAATTTGCTTTTTGATAGAAATGATTACACCTTATCATTTAGAGGATTACTAACTTCTGGAAGCCCAAGCGCGAGAGTAATTTTTACAGTTGGGTCAAAAGGAGCTTCAGCATCTACTACCGCGGTTTTTGGTAGAACGACTTGGAAGCCTATTGTACTTACTAGAACTGCATCTGCAGAAGCCGCTGAAACTTCAATGACTGGAAGCGTAGAAGTACAACAATTATCAAATGTTTCATCGGACGATGGTTCGTATTTTAGATTAGATGGATTAGCTATTCAAGAAGGCGGCTACTATTCAACTTATATTGGCCCAGAGCAAATAAGAAAATCTGGACAAATAGCCTGGCGGACAAATGACTAATGGAAATTAAAGACTTAACCATAGAATACTCAGTAGAGTTTAAGAGCAATAGAGGTAACTTTAATGTTCAGCCTATTTTTACTTTGACCAAAGATCAAGGATTAACAGGTGATGATTTTATTTCTCTTTACCGAATAAGAAAAACTAAAACAGAAAGTGCTAGTCTTACAGGCTTGTCTTCTACAGCCGATGGTAGGCTTGGTCTTACATTAGGTAATGCCAAAGGTTTAACTTCGTTAACAGGATCAACCAGAATAAAAGCACAAAGTTTAGTTGCTGGTGATGCTAATCTTACTGCTGATTGGGGATCAGAAGCTTCGGTGGCCGGTGGCACAGGTAATCTTAATTTACTTTCTACTACAGGTACAGAATGGCGTCCAGAATACGACATTACTATTAATCAGATAGGTACTGAGCGTTTTGAAATTATTGTTTTGGATAAAAACAATGACATTTATAGTAGCGACATGACCATTACTGGTATACCCGTTATTAATGATTTACGCACTCTGGGTAATGGTATTCGTCCGATAGGACGTAAAACTACTGGTGATACAACACCAACTGGCGGCAAAGGTAAGGCAGAGATACTAACTTATTTATTCAATAAACAAGAGCAACAGGAACAATGGGCTAGCTCAGGTCTTACTGGAGTTTTTGATTTATCATTCAATGGGTTACACGGAGCACTGATGGGCAAAGCCGCGGGCCATGGAGCAATGCAAACAGGAGGTACCTCAGGATCTTTGGTAGGAGTTACTGGGCCAGCAACTGTTACTGGTTGGGCAATGGGTCCAGTTGAAGGAGCTTTTAGATTTGATAATGGTGGTTATGTAAAATCAGCACACTCCACTCTGTTCAATACTCGTACTACTTCTACAAGTGGCATGACCTTTATGACTTATGTTAAGTTTCATGGCACTGGATCTAATCAAAACATTATGACTATTGCTGGTACTGAAACTAATCCAGCGTTTGAAATAAGATTAGAAACAAGCGTTGATGCTTCTGGTAATGCCGCATCTTATGTGGTATTTAATAATCCACTTGCTTCTATAACTGCAGGATCTTTAAGTACCATAGATCAAGCCCTTAATCCTAATCCGTTTGGAATGGCTACGGGAAGAACATTTGAACTGAACAGATGGTATCATATAGCAGCAAAGATTTCTGCTACGTCAGCACCAGATTCCGGAATGTCTATTTACATTGATGGTCAAAAGTCCTTGTTGGCAAGAACTCTTTCAGGCAACCCAATTTCTTCTGTGGTGTCGGGAGGTACTTCTAATTTACATACTAGCGCAAATACTATTTCGATGCAAACATTAACACAACCTAGAATGTACTTGGCTAGTAATAAGGGAGGTACAGGTGCTCAAATACCTATGGATTGTGGCCTAACTAGGATCTTTACTAGAGGTTTATCTGATAATGAAGTGTTCCAGAACTTTATAGCTACTATACCTAGTAATGTTGTACTTAAATCTATTAAGATAGGTTAGTTTATAATGTTTTTCTTTTTTTTAAAACCCAAGTGCCTTGTCTTAATAAAAAAAACCAGAGATATAAACTATGGCCTTTCAAATAAATAAAAAAAAGACGGTAGAAGCTTTCAGAGCTTATGCTAAAAAGTTTGATAGGCCTCAGGATGACTACCATCCTAAGCATGCTAAAAAGATTGTAACGCCTACCAAGTATTTTGTTTTGGATAGAATTCGATCTCTATACCAATGGGTGTTGCAAGATTCTATTTTAGAGCTTCGCCATCATTTTATCCACAATGATGATGATTTCAAATTGGCGAAAGGACAAGCTGAAAACTTTATTAGGAATAAAGTAAGAAGCCAAAGCGATGGCGCCATTTATATGAAAGTAAAAGATATAACTTTTGATGGTAGCCAAGAACAATATAAGGTCTGGATAGTTGAAAATAAAACAAAGTTACTTTCTGTAATTAGAAAGATAGTTGATGATCTAAATAATTTCTTTGATGGTAATGCTGATGATGATCCCAATAAGCCAGTTCTAAATGGCAGTCTCTATGAAGAGGTAGAGGTAGAGGCAGAAGAGGAACCAGTAGAAGAAGTAGTAGTGGAAACTGTTGAACCAGTCGT